TTTCTATCGCATGGATATCTAAATGGTATAGCTTATGCCAGTCTTCATGCTTTAATGACATTAGCTCTTTGATACGACGCTCTGCATTATTTAGTGCTACGCGAAGGTCTACTATTTCTTGGATAGTTATCTTTAATTCTGAATTCATATTATGAATGCGCTTGTCAAAGGTTTTTAGTGAACAAGATTCAACTTTGCAGAGACATATTTGTTGCCAAGATCATCTTTGCCGCAGATTGCAAGACAATTGTTCATCCATTTTTCTGCCAGTTCATGTGCTTTTCTGCTGCTTTTCGCATCGAATCCTTTGACGACAGACGTTGAATAACGAGGGAAAACGAGTTCTAACTTGAAAAGATATTTGTTTTTCATAATTAAAAAGATATCAGATTATTTATATACCGAAGTCAATAATGTTTTTTTCTTTGCAATAGGATATTCCGTCTACACATTCAATATCAAACTCGCCATCACCATATTGTATAACATTACTGTATTTTGTATAAGTATCCCAATTGCGGGTGACTTCCTCTTTAACCCGAATTTTCGTCTCAGGCGGGACACTCTGAAAAAACTTGATGATGTCGGCAACCGTGATTTCTTTCGTATTCATGCGTAAAAGTTAGCTGGTTTTTTCCGCTCCGTCAAGAAAAATTGTTCTGGTTTTCATTTTTTGTTCAGCAGGTCCAGACCCCGTTTCCCAAGCCGCATCACCAACCGCCCCATGCTCGGCATCTTAAGGTTGGCACTCTCTTGGTTAGCTGTCAGTCAATCGGTTTCCCTCTTAACTGTAAAAAGATTAGCTGGTTTTTTCTCGCCTGTCAAAGATTTTTTTTGATTTTTTGCCAATATTTATCAGTATCTCTTTTACGCCAATTAGGGCCAGCGTTATGAAGCCGAGCTAGAGTTTCTATGTCGTTATTAATAAAGGCTTTGGGTTCATATCTCATAAAGTATTTTTCACATACCTTACGGGCAACTGTAGGCTCATAAACCTGAGTATGGCTTCCCTTGACCCCAGAGTCAAGAAAATACATTGGGCGAATTTGGTAAAGGCCAAGGGCAGTTTCTTTAGTATTGACTGCCTTGGGGTTGTTGCTGCTTTCAACAGCGGCCATTGCGCGAAACAAGTCTTCTTTGGTGCCATAGTTTCGGCGCGAGGAACCAAGGGCGACAAGGGCGACAGCAAATAGAGATAAAGCGATTTTGTTCATATGATAGAAAATATCAGATTCAGAGAGAGAGTCAAACTTTTTTTCGATTTAATAGTTTTTTCTTTCGGGGTGCCCAAACCCGGAAACTATCGAAAGTTTCGCACTTGTTTCATGAGGGTCAAAATTTCAAGAGTAAATCATCAAAAAAACTCTTGACAAAAATCCCTGTCGTGGGTTCTCCCCACGCACCATGAGTGCGAAACTAAAAGGGTAACGGTGTTTCTAAAGGCCCAACTATCAACACCCGCCGCAAGTTCTCCCTGCGTACCATGCCGTTACCAGTGCCCTCACTTCGACTTCGAAGGAGGCAAAATTTGTTTGAAGTCAACCAGTCCACCAGAAAGGTCTCTGATCAACTCTCTCTCAACACTAGTGACGGTTTTCTTTCCCGTCAACTGAAAAATGATGTTTGCGTCGTTTTCGTTGGCGACGTACTCGCGGGTCGTCCCGTAGACTTCGCGGTTGTAAAACTCAATTGTTCTTTTCATTACCTCTACAGCTTAAGCTTTGCGGGGAGAGAGTCAAATAAAAAGTAAAATTATTTTCACGCATGGGGCGCATGGGATAGTTTTCGCGTCTGGGGTGCCCGAAACGGGAAACTATAAAACCCCGCCGAAGCGGGGGTGAGGTTTTTTAGCTAATGAACTTGACTTTGGCCCAATCTGCCTTGTCAAGGATTTCCGTCAACTTGGCGACAGTTCGGTCCTTTTCTCCTTCGTCGATTACGCTATTCATGAAGTATCGGATATCAGTCCGATAGGCCAGAAGCTGCAAACGCATTTCCCTAAAGGTTTGCTTGTCAATTATCACTTGGCTGTATCTCGTTTCAGGGGCTGCGGGTATAGGGGCTTCCTCCGCAGGGGTGACGGCGATGAGGTCGCGGAGGTCGCTGGCGGTGTCGATGTGCTGATGTTGATTTTCCATAACGAAGACAGGTTAGCACACTCAATCTGATTGTCAAAAATTATCTCAAATCGGTGCAAATAAAGTGCAAATAAAGGTCTTGACACGGCTTGCCGCTTATGCTCTCCGCATAGTTTTTGGATCTGGGGAGCCCAAACTCGGAAACTATGAAACCCGCCCGAAGGCGGGTTCTTAATTAATCAAAAGTGATCGTTCGCGCAATCTTCCTCCGCTTCCTTGCTCCACCTGTCGTAGCTTGCGAATATCTCCTTTTCGATCTCCTTGATCTCCTCTGGAGTGAATCCTGCTGAATCCCAGATAGTTTCAAAAGGCTCAAGGTACTTGATCCCTGCATCGTATCCCGTGCGTCCCCAGTACTCATAAGCGCCGATTCCAGTGCTTTGCCATTCAAAGCCAATCGTGACTTCAATTTCAATCTCATCGTTGCGCGACTCAAGGAAGACTTCCAAGGTGAAGGTCTTTTCAACGTTGCAAGAGGTTTTTAATTTCATCATCCCTACGGTATCAGATTGACAGCAGTTGTCAAAAAAATATCCAAATAAAAGCCAAATAAAAGATCTTGACAAGGGCTTCCGCCTATGCTCCACCATAGTTTTCGCATCTGGGGTGCCCAAATCGGCAAACTATCGATTAGGTATCAAAATTGGTTAAAAATAAAATTCGACAGGTTGCGTGGGTGTGCTAAAGTTCACTGTCGGGTAGTTCTCATTTATAAACACAACATGAGTATCAATACAGAAACCACAATTAAGTTTAGTGATTTAGAGGAAGTGATTATCACTAACTCTGGAACCGCCAATGCATATGTCGATTCCGCTTTTCATAAACAATTGAATCGCGATTTAACAGAAGCTGAGTGTGATAGTATCACTGATTTATACTTTCAGGAATTGTACGAATTGCATCTCAGCCGCTTCTAATATGAAAATCATAGACGGCTCTCTTAAAAATACCTTCACCAATGTCTGCAATTTCAAAGTTAATGTGTTTGGCTCTGATATTGCTGTTGAAGTGATATTCGATTATGATATTGAGAATGGTCAGCAGTATGTTGTTCTGGTCGCTTATGACAAATCAGTCTTCGACGCTGACTCTATTGCTGAGATTGACGATTACATCAACACCAACGCTATAAAAGAATGGGACATATATATCAATGAACCATAAGTAATACAATCCCGCTGTAGCAATACGGCGGGTTTTTTTGTGCCAAATATTACGCAAATAAGAGCCAAATAATAACATTATTTATTAGTGATTTATCACTATTTTTCATAGTTTTTGCTTTTGGGGTGCCCGAATCGAGAAACTATGGTGAAGCAAGGACCATGCCAAAGTCCTTTGTTAAATTCAGGTGACGAATCACTTTCTCCCTTGCTTTCCCTTGTGTGCGTGTTATTGTGTGGACGATGAAAGCAACAATGCAGTCCTTGATTGAAAAGATCGAAGCCCACCCTGACTTCAGTGTGCCGCAAGGCGCGTGGGTCAGCGTGTATCGCCGCAGTCAGAACTACGGTGGTCCAGAAGAAGGCGGCTGGTGGTACAACCGCAACACGTTGGCGGGCTCTGTCTATTTCCCCGCAATGGAAACCGCCGAGGCTTGGCTTGAAAAGGCCAAGGCGGAAGTAGAGTGTGAAAACCGCGAGGAAGCCCCGGCGCGGCATCGCGCAATGGCATCCCTTCCGGGCGAGGAATGTGACACAGCCTATCATGACGAAGGTTACATCCCTACGGGGTGGAGCGACGGGGGCGAGCTATGGGTCACAATTGAGAAGGTCAGGGGCGAGTGTGACAATAGCGCGGAAGGTCGTCCGCGTTATGAGTAAACACTAAACAAATACAATAACCCTGCTGTGACAAACAGTGGGGTTTTTTTATATCGAATATTAATCAAATGTTCTGCAAATAACAATCAAATATGAATAACGAATAGTGATTTATCACTAATTTCATAGTTTTTACTTTTGGGGAGCCCAAAACGGGAAACTATGGATTAAGTATGTAAATTGATCAAAAATAAATTTTGACATCCTGTGTGGTTATGTTAAGGTCTTATCGTAAGTTAATACTTATTTATAAACAATATGATCGAAACTATCGAAAACGAAACAGAAACCCAAGTCGAGTACCTTGATTGGGACGAGAGCTTCGGCTTGTTTTGCGCCATTAACAAGGACATCGAATTCATGACTGGCCGAGTCAATTACTATAGCGCCGTCGCTACTTTTAATCGTGAAAGCTTAGAGTTTTGGAACGAACGCTTAACTCGTTTGGTTAGTGTCAAAAACAGGCTACGAAAGGGTGTTCAAGTAAATACTTCAACGATTAAGTACTTTTCGTGAAATAGTAATACAACAGCCCTATTGTAATACAATAGGGTTTTTCATAGTTTTTGCTTTTGGGCTGCCCAAACCCGGAAACTATGGGGAAGCAAGGACCGTGCCAAGTGTCTTTGTTACTTTTGTGTGACGAATCACGTTTTCCCTTGCAATCAGAGATAAAATGAGTCATCTTATGCGCGTAGTTAACAACGAAACGAAAACCACTATGTGCGAAGATTATCCTTGTTGCGGTCACGAAAGCGGCGGTTGCCCTGTCGTCAGTGAAGACGGCACGGAGCGCTTCCGTTGCGCTTGCTGCTCCGTCCTGATGGCTCCAAAGGCACGGAGCGCCGTTTGCGAGCCTTGCCACAAGCGGCGGCGGGCTTCAGACGAAGACTTTGAACCGTACTATGACAACGAAGATTGATAGATAGTAATAAATACAAACCCCGTTGCAGTAATGCATCGGGGATTTTTTGTGTCAAACATTACGCAAATAATAGTCAAATAACAGTCAACTATTGTATTACTAGTGATTAATCACTGATTTCATAGTTTATAGATTTGGGCTCCCCAAAACAGAAAACTATCGTCGCCCGATAGTTGGCATGGTTCGTGCTACGCTCGCAGCATAAGCCGTGCCAAGTGCCCGTTAACGTAGAAAATTAAAGTAGATTCATTTCTTGTATATATATATCAGTATGTTAAATTGTCATAGTCAGTTTGGCTCTTATATAAAACAACTATATGATCAACATAGAACAAGTCCAAGCGGGTAGTATTGCTACTATTCTAATGCAAGGTGAATACAAAATGAATAAGGGAGGCAGTAGTGGCATCCCTCTCAATCAGTATAGCGGTCGTGTGACAAGAGCCTATAGGTTTGCTATCACACTAGCTGGAGAAGAGACGTACTTTAACAAGTACCCAGACGCTATTGGTAAACCAATGTGGTTTGAATTTGTTAAAGATGGCCTAGTGAAACACAAGAAGACTGGTCAATTATATTTAGCTGGTCTTCCTACTAAAAGCAAACGCAATAAGTTCGATTTGTTAGTAGACGGTCGGCCTATTACTACACAAGAGCGTAAAGATATTGAGCAATATAGGACCGACAAAGAGGAAGCCAAGTTCCTCACTATAGCAATTGACAATTGCATTAATGTAGAGTCGTTTGAGATGTACGGAGTAGAGTGATATGATAATACTACTTCTTGTTGTCGTGTTAATAGGCATGACTAGATAAGCCTTAGTGACAAACCCTCTGTAGCAATACAGGGGGTTTTTTGTGTTAAATATTATCTAAATATTACGCAAATAATAGTCAAATAACAGTCAACTATTGTATTACTAGTGATTTATCACTAATTTGATAGTTTTCGGAATTGGGGACCCCAAAATGAAAAACTATGCTTTTCACAGGCTTGGCATAGAACCTGCTGGGAGCAAAGAGTGTGCCAAGTGTGACTTGGCATGAAACGTGCTACCCTTTGGATTGAGTACTCAAAGATTCTTTGAGATTCTTTGAGATTCTTGGTGACTCTCATTCAAAACTAGACTAGCCTTTCCTTGTGATCGATCTAAACAAAATCCGAGCGGGCAGCATTTGCACCATCCTCCTCAAAGGGGAGCATTCGATGAAGACAGGCGGGCGCTCTGGCGTTCCCTTGAATCCATTGTTGGGCCGTGTGATGAAGAATCACCGATTCGTTGTCACGCTTGCGGGGCCCGATAGCTACGGCAACCGCCATGAAGACGCACCCGGTGACAAACCGTGGTTTGTGTGGGTTAAGCCCGGACTGGTCAAACACCCGGTCACTGGCCGTGAATACGTCGCAGCGCTCCCGTCTTCCGCCATGAAGTCACTGGGATATGTGGTCGATGGCCGTCCGGCCACCGCCGAAGAAATGGCGACAATTGAGCTTTATAGGAAGGCAAAAACTCCGCCAAAATTCCTCACGTTCCCCGTCGAAGACGTTGTCAATCTGGTCCATTAAACGAATCGAAAGTCAAATCAAATCCCTTCGAAAGAGGGGATTTTTTTTGTTCAGATTGCGCCTTGACAATCCCCCCATTTTTCGAAATAATGCCCGACGTTTCTCAAATACGGGGGCGGGGGGGTCTAAAAATCATTCTGCCCTTAATCTATAAAACCTTCTTTTATTAATATGTCAATTAAAAGAATCTATTATTCTATCCCTTAGTAAAAGTAAATCTCTATTAAGTATCATATAGTAAATAAAGGTAAGACCCCCTATTTCTCAAAAAAACAAGCCAAACGGGGAACCCAGAAACTTTGCAGGGTCAAAAAATCCCCGGACCCCCCTGTGAAAAATACCTTTTTTAGATATAGCTTGTGTAGATATATCTAATGTTAATCAAATGTTCTGTCTGTAACATTGAAAAAGAAGATATAGAATTTAACAGAGTAAAAGGTAAGTGCAATCCTTGTTGCCACTCCCAAGAATACAATAGAATTAAAGAAATGATGGGCCATCCTGAGACTGGCGAGATAGTCTATCTCAAAAAAGTCATCTTAAGCAAAGCAAAAAAGCGTTCAAAAAAGAAAAATCTAGAATTCAACCTCACGTTGGCCGATTTAATAAGTCTTAAAAATAATACCTGCCCCATCTTGGGCTACGAAATCCTATATAAGTCAGGAATAGACCATAAGAGGTCAGCTTCCCTAGACAGGATAGACCCAACTAAAGGATACATAATTAGTAACGTTAAGATAGTATCTCATGAAGGCAACTCCCTAAAAAATAGAAACAATTTCCATTCCGCCGTTAAGATGCTAGAATATATAATAACTAATTCGCCGCCAGAGGATATGGCTCCCGAAAAGAGAGAGCAATTACTTAACCTGCTTAAAGACTTTTAACAACTCCTCCTCAAATAACTTGTCTTCACTATACTCGATATTTATTTGTTTTGTATTTTCCTCGCCCTTAATTATAATACTAATATATGGCAAATCATATTTCGCACAAGTCATCGAAGCGAGAGTTACTAGACAACAATCGCAAATCTTTATTTGCTTCCCATCTTCTGCAATCATATTAAAATAAACAAGTTTCCGCGCCTTAAAGAATAATAAATAATCTTCCTTATTGTATGACAGTTCACAACCCTCACAACATATTCTCTTCCTGCAAGTTTTGGGGTTTACAACTGTAACATTTAATTTGTTCTTCATCTTATATAATACATGTAATTAAAATAATAAAGCCAATGAAAATGTCAAAAAAAGATACCTCCCAACACGTTGCGCAAAAAGACAAAGTCAAAGACGACTTTGAAATTCGCAAACTGAAATGGACCCCAAAACAAGAACAAATCATTCAAGCGGCTTTAGACAAGACTACCAATATAGTTATCCTAGATGGCCTTCCCGGCACAGCGAAGACTTTATTGAGTGTCTATTGCTCCCTAGAACTATTAAAAGCCAAAAAGATCTCTGACATTGTATACATCAGATCCCTAATTCAAAGCACAGATGGTCAAACTGGCTTCTTGACTGGTGACTTAGACGAGAAGACCTTCTTCTATAATGTACCCTTATTTGATAAGCTAGAAGAATTACTAAATAAGTCCAGCATCGAATCGCTATATAAGCAAGAAAGGATCAAAACTTATCCTGTCTCTTTGCTTCGCGGGTACACCTTTAACGTTAACTCCGTTATTTTGGACGAGGGTCAGAACATGATGTTTGACTCTCTTGTAACGGCGGCAACCCGTATGGGCAAATTTAGTAAGCTATTTATTTGCGGCGATAGCATTATGCAAAACGACTTGGGCAAGAGGTCTGGTTTTAAAGAGTTCTGTGAGATCTTTCAAGATCAAGATAGTCGAGATAATGGTATTCAATACTTTAAGCTTGGGCCAGAAGACATTATGAGAAGTGGTATTGTCCGCTTTATTGTTGACAAGATCACTAAATACAAAGAAATTATTCATTAAACTTTTGTTTCATCCTTTGGTGGATAAGTCTTGATAAAGTATTCGCGCATTTAGTCACTTTTGTTTCTGATTCGTGCCAGAAGAATGCGTGTAATACTTCATGTATTAGAATGTTGATCGTCTTTTGTTTTGTTAATTTGGGATCAATTATAATCTTTGGATCGTCCATTTCTGGAGAATCGCATATGCCATAGCACCCTCTGGGGGGTTTGGCCCAATTGATGACGTATTCAACCTTTTCGTTATTTTTAAACGAATACTTCATTCTACTACAATTACACTTGCTTATTTACTGTTATCAAACTATAATAAATAAATGAATTATGCAAAAAATTTACTGCTCTAAATGTGGAGGACCTAATTTATATACACAAGCAAAACCAAAATTTTGCTCTACATGTGGCACTCCGTTCTATGGTGTTATCGTAGAAAAGCCGGAAGATAAGAAGCTAAGAGAAAATAAGGCTCGCGCTCAAGAAGAAATGGATACTGAAGATGATGATGAGGAAGATAGTTCTGAATTATCTAGCGGAATTCCTGAATTAAAAGGTGGTCTAGATGTTGATATCCAATTTGATGCGCCAAGGAGAGAGTCTCTTTCTAAAATTGCTGGCACTGTACCAGATCAACTCTTACAAGGTCAACAAAGATTTGTAGAGAAGGTCTCTGCCAGAGAGATGATGAAAATATTTAAACAAGAAGCTGGTACACTAAGGCAAAAATAAAAATGTCTCCTCCCGTCCAAAAACAATCCTTTGAAAATAGCATAGCTATAGTAGACGAAGAAATTCGCAAGCGCAAGAGCAAGTGGACCCTTGCGGCATTGTCTTGGATTGATTTCGAGGACGTTGAGCAAATATTGAGGATTCACATTTACAAAAAATGGAGCCTATATGATCCACAAAAACCTCTTGCCCCTTGGTTAAACATTATTATCTCTAATCAGATAAAAAACATTATAAGAAACAACTATGGTAATTATGCTAGACCTTGTTTGAAGTGCGCGGCGGCAGAGTGGGATGATTCTTGTTCAATATATGGAGAGCAGTGCAAGAAGTGCCCAATGTATTCTCATTGGGAGAGTAATAAAAAAGATGCTTTCAATACAAAAATAACTCTTCCTCTTGAAAATCACATTAAAGAAGTTCACGACATGACCAACGAAGGCTTTGACCTTCTAAGAAGTACCCATAGCTTATCTTCGGCATTAAAGAAAGTACTAAAGCCAGCAGAGTGGATGGTATACGAGATGCTTTGTTTAAAGAATCAAAAAGAAGAAGAGGTAGCAAAACTATTAGGCTTTAAGACTACTGAAAAGAACCGATCTCCCGGATATAAACAGATAAAAAACTTAAAGCGATCTATCCTTATAAAAGCTAAGAAGTGCATTACGAATGGAGAAGTGGAAATTTATGGCTGAAAATGAACCTCAAGAACTTAACGATCAACAGAGACTGGCAATTTTAAATGAGTGGAACAACCGCGCTACTAATCCTCCTTCTCTGCTTGAACTTGTTAGGGTTGCTTTTCCTGACGCTGAAGGCGCAGACGGTAGAAGTTGGCACGGCAAGAAGGTCAAAGAGTTCTTATCAACAAGACAAATTAAAGCAAGGGCTTCGTATGAGTACTTGGCAAAAGATAAGATTGAATTGTCTCCAGAACAAAAAGAATTTGCTGCTAATAACGCCGGTTCAATGGGCGCACTTGAGATTACTAAAAGTGTTTTTAATAATCAAAATCTTACTAGCCTCAGTCAAGAGACTCGTACAATAATTGAGTTCATTAAGACCCTTGATCAAAAAGTAATTCAAGCAGGTCCAGTATCTCAAAGAGATACAGAGAGCATTGCAGATTCTCAATACATGCCGCCAAAGACTTTTGAGCGGATGCTCTTTCGCATCAATAGATACGTCCATGAAGGCATTGACAAAGACAAAGTCACTTCGCGCCAGAAGGCCGCTATTAATGCTATCATTGGATACATGCATACTTATCGGTTTCTCCATCAAATAAACAGTTACTCCTCTAATATTGATCGTGAGTTATTTGAAAGCTCTTTTGTTCGTTATACATTTGATAAGCCAGACCTTACTCAAGAAGAAGTTGACCAATATATTGTCCTAGCTACTGAAGTAGTCATATCTGCCAACATCCAAGAGACCATTCAGACCCTCCAAAATCAGATTGATATGGAAGTAGATGGGGGTGGCAAAATTCCTATGGCTCTTATTGAGGCCATTAGCGGCGCAAGAAACGAATATAATCAATCAACTATCCGTCAGCAAAAACTTCTTAATGATCTTAAAGTAAAACGAAGTGATCGCCTTAGCAAGCAAATAAAAGAGAACGCCAGTATTCTCAATTTAGTTCAGATGTGGAAAGAAGAAGATTCTCGCACCCGGTTATTGAAACTTGCTGAAAGGAGAAAGGCGATGGTCAAAAACGAAATAGACCGCTTGTCTACAATGGATGAAATCAAGTGTCGTATCTTAGGAATTTCAGAAGATGAGGTGTTAAATGGCTGAAACATGTAAAATATGTCAGAAAGTTTATGAAGCAGATGCAGATTTTAATCGCCATCTCAAGGCTCATAAGATTAGAGTAATAGAATACTATCAACAACAGCACCCTCGCTATGATGCTTTTGATAATTCAATAATCATCTATAAAAATAAAGAACAGTATTTCAATACTGACTTTAATAATAAAAATAATCTTAAGAACTGGCTCAAGGCTCAGTCATTAGAGAAGCAAAGAGAATATTGCAAAGACTTCCTTATTAAGAGGAAAGAGAAGAAAGGTTTGCAGTATACTCCCTCTCAAGTTGAGCTTCGTAGTGTATTGAGCCCAAGTGTTATTTACTTGCAAGAAATTTTTGATGACTACTACAAGCTCGCTGAAGATCTTGGGTTTAAAAATAAGTATGTATATCCAAATAATTTGAATAATCTAGCTCAATTGCAAACCAAAGATTCAATTATTTATATTGATACCCGAGAACAGAAGCCATTCATCTTCAATATGGCATCTGAAGTTCGCACCCTTAAGTTTGGAGACTATGGATTTAGTCATCCAAGCTATGATGGCAAACTTTATTTTGAGAGGAAGTCTATTTCTGATTTTATTGGCACACTAAGTGCAGGTTACGAAAGATTTTGTCGAGAGATTGAGAAGGCAAGTGAAGCTAAAGCTAACATGGTCATCATTGTAGAAGAGAGCTTAAGCAATACTCTGTCATTTAATTATCTTCCTCATGTATACAAGAAAGCTACAAAGGTAAACCCTGAATTTATATTCCATAACGTCAGAGAGCTAATACAAAAATACCCTCATGTACAATTCTTATTTGCAAAGGGGCGCAAAGAGTCTGTCAGAATAATCGAGAAGATGTTCTCTACTGATGAGAACTTTTTTAAGTATGATTTGCAACTTTGCTACGACCTAAAGATACTATAATATGTGGTATACCCCAGAAAAGTATAATAGAATAATTCCAAATCTAAATGATGAATATTCTAGACTAAAAGATACTCTTGAAGACAAAGAAGCTAAGATAACTTTAGCCAAGTTCTTACGTTCTAATATCGGCATAACTACAGAGCTAATTTCTGGCATAAAATTATGGCCTTATCAAGAGGTTATAATTAAAGCCATGTTAAATAGAAACTTTTGTCTCAACGTGTGGGGCCGTGGTGCTTCCAAATCTTTTTCTGCTGCGGTATTTTGTTTTTTACAATGCATATTTGAGCCCAAGAGTAAGATCTTAATTGCTGGTCCAACATTTAGAACAGCAAGGAGCATTTTCAATTCAATAGAAAAGATTACTGAGTCTAAAGGCGCAGAACTTTTAATGCAAGCGTTCGGCGCAAAGTCGAAACGCAATGATGAATACGATTGGTCAATTAATGAGGGTTCAATAAAAGCTATCCCTCTAAGCGGCGAAAAGATTCGTGGTTTCCGTGCTAACGTACTTGTGCTAGACGAGTTCATGCTTCTACCGGAAGACATTATTAAAAATGTATTGATGCCATTCTTGATTGTGCCGCAAGATATTAAAGAACGTATTAGTATTCGCGAACAAGAAGATGATTTAATTAGCCAAGGAGCGATTACAGAGGCTGATCGTATGGAGTTTAAGAACACTTCTAAAATGATTGCCCTATCTTCAGCCTCTTACACTTTTGAGAACCTCTATAAGACCTACAAAGAGTGGTGTGACAATATCTATTCAAAGGAGACAACAAGTGCTACCTATTTTGTATCTCAATTAAGTTACGAAGCTCTCCCTCCAGAGATGATAGACTCTTCAATTACAGAAGAAGCGCAAAATGGTGGAGCTTCTCATGCTTCTTTCTTAAGAGAGTATTGCGCTCAATTCACTGACGGTAGCGATTCTTATTTTAGCATGAAGAAAATGGAAGAGTGTACCCTTAAGTTCGAAGAACGCCCCCATTCTCAAATTAAAGGAGACAATGGTAAGCAATATATTTTAGCAATGGACCCTAACATGAGCGATAGTCCAAATGCTGACTATTTTGCAATGGGTATTTTAGAGATAGACCGAGAAAATAAGAACGATACCCTAGTACATTGTTATGCTGGTCTTGGTAGCTTAAATACTCATATCAAATACTTCCATTACTTAATGACGAGCTTTAATATTGTTTACATAATCTGCGATAATGCTGGCGCTGACATCTTCTTCAACACTTATAATGAATCTCAATATGTGAATTCAGAATCTGAGAAGATTAAGTTTATTAATTTTGATTCTGATCTTGAAGGCATTGAATACACAAGGATGGTTCAAAAAGCTAAGAGCCAATATAACCTTGAGAACAAGCAGATAGCAGTCACTCAAGTATTTACTACTACGTTTATTAGAAGAGGTAACGAAAACCTACAAGCGGCAATTGATTATAAGAAAATTTGGTTCGCTTCAAAGACTGTCGCTAATGAGAATTTCTTTAATGAAGAGATTAATAAGAGGATTCCAGAAGAGATAATCTTCGTGGAAGAAAATAAAGACTGGAACAAACTAGACTTAATAGAACACCAAGACTTATTAGTTTACAACACTAAGAAGCAATGTTCGCTAGTTGAGTTCACTACTAGCAGCCGTGGATCTGTTAATTTCGACTTGCCTCAACACCTAAAGCGTTCCAATTCTCCCAATAGAGCGAGAAAAGATAATTACACTGCTTTAATGTTAGCGAAATGGGGTTCCAAATGCTATAATGACATTATGACTACTGAAAATAAAATAGTAGCTGCGGGATTTACACCAATTTTAATTTAAAATGTGTAATTAATTATTAGGCTTATGGCAAAGGTTAAAAAAGAAAAAATTGAGGAATCTTCTTTCGCTCCAATGATGGTCGAAGGCTCTACCCCTGCTCATGGCGGAGTAGCAAGCAGAGTCACTGAGACGAGAAGCCGTAGAAATGCTGCATCAACCATTGAGAGAACAGATCGTTTTCGCAATATCGATGAAGGCATGGTGCCATTTAACTATGCCACTGGCTATAATTACAATAAGTCTAATATTGACGTAAGAGATACAGTTATCTTGTGCCAAAAAGCTTATTATAACTTTGGTCTATTTAGGAACACAATCGATTTACTATCAGAGCTTTCTTGCGGAAACCTTCACTTGAAAGGTGGAAATAAAAGTGCAAGAGATTTCTTCCAAGCCTTATTCAATAAGATAAATATCACTGCTCTTCAAGACAAGTTCTTTAGAGAGTACTACCGCTCTGGAAACGTTTTCATCTATAGATACGACACTACCATTAAAGAAGAGGATGTATCTAAAATCAGTCAAGTTTTTGGTTCGCAAGCTTTAGCAGCAAAAATTTCTTTACCTTCTAGATACATAATCATTAACCCAGCAGATGTTCAAGTCAATGGTAACCTTTCTTTTAATAGAGGGCAGTATTATAAGGTACTAACTGATTACGAACTTGAGCAGGTTAGAAATCCAAGGACAGAAGAAGACAAAGAGATACTAAACTCTCTTGACCCTCTTGTTAAAGAACAAGTTTTAAAAGGAAAAGCCACAGCAGTTCTATTACATTTAGATACTAAAAAATTCTATGCTGTATTCTATAAGAAACAAGATTATGAACCATTTGCTGTGCCAATGGGATTTCCAGTTCTTGAAGACATAAGCGCCAAAATTGAAATGCGTCGTATGGATATGGCTCTTACGAGGACAATCCAGCAAGTCGTTCTTCTTGTGACAATGGGAACTGAGCCTGATAAGGGCGGAGTGAACCAAGAGAACTTGAAGACCATGCAAAACCTCTTTGCTAATCAATCAATTGGCAGAGTCCTTATTGCAGACTATACAACAAAAGCAGAATTCGTTATCCCTCAAATCGCAGACATCCTTGATCCAAGAAAATATGAGGTGATCGATAGAGACATTAATATTGGATTAAATAACATTCTAGTTGGAAACGAAAAGTTCGCGAACACCACTACAAAAGTTTCTCTCTTAGGACAAAAACTAATACAAGCTCGCCAAGCGTTCATCACAGACTTCTTGCTTCCTGAAATCAAAAGGATTTCTAAAGAAATAGGGTTCAAAGTATTCCCTACTCCATTCTTTGAAGATATGGATCTCAAGACAGATCAAAATCTTAATAGAATTTATACTCGCCTTATGGAGCTTGGGGTTCTCACTCCAGAAGAAGGTCTTAAAGCTATTGAAACAGGAGTATTGCCGAGTCCAGAAGAGTCACTCCAGTCTCAAACTAGTTTCATTGACCTAAAAGACAAAGGTTTTTATCAGCCTCTAATTGGTGGACCTAAAATAGATGCTGGTAGACCGGCAGGTAGTACCGGAATTAAACAGACAACCAAAAATGTCAAACCAGTTGGCACTTCTTCTAAGGCAAATTACAGCGTAACTAAGTTGAAAGACGTAGTAGAAGCTACAAATAAATTAGGTGATGAAATAGAAACCCTTTTAAAGAAAAAACATAAACTTAAAAAACTAAACGATAAACAAAAAGAAGTAGCTCTTGACATTACAAAAATTATAGTTGCTAACGAAGAAAAAAATAATTGGTCTTCTAAGATTGCTGAATATGTCCAATCTCCTGTAGATAAAAACGCAAAGAGGATAGAAGAGATTCATGAGATTGCTTGCGAGCATCAAGTGGATTCTTATATGGCTAGTTTGCTTTACCATAGTAAAATCTAATGCCAACAAATAGAGTAATCTATAACAATCAGTTGCTGCTTGTTGGACCTGCTCCAGCAAGTGGGTATTATTTTTGTGACCCTAATGGTTCTCTTTTGCCTACGGGACTCTATAATTTAATCCAACCTCTTAAGAGAGTAAATCAATTTAGTTATCAAATCACTACTCAGCCAGCAAGGTTCACTGAAATTGGAAATGCTTCTACAATTTATGATTACAACGTAAAGCCACCAGATATAAATCTTAGTTTTAATTACAACATTAAAGATTTAAGAAATGAAGCTAGGCTTGGTTTTTATGTAGAGCTTGGGATTCCAAATTTAGATCAATTCGATGGTGGACAAGTCTATCCTAGCGGAAATATCTTATCAGGATTCACTTTTGGAGATCAAGGGTTTGCCTATAATACTGATTTAACACTTCCAACAAATAACACATTTAAATATCCATTCAAATATAGAGATCAAAGAAATATTTTCTTGTCTATTAACCCAAATCCCGCAGACGTTATTAATTCTAACCTATCTGGATTCCCTGTATTGGCTTTTGGTAATTGCTACATTACTTCTTATGGAGTAAATGCTAAAGTTAACGAAATCCCAACAGCTTCAGTTAATTGCACGGCACATAATGTAATTTATTACTCTTCTGGCACCAATGCAGTATCTCCTTTTGTTGAACCCAAGAGTGGATTACTTAATACGGGAGTCCGTTTTTCTATTCCTAATTACAACACAGCATACGAAGAAATAGGCAACTCAATTTCAGTCCTATTGCCCGGAGAAATAACTGTAGATGTATACGATATTGGATCTACTTCTAAAACTAAGTCAAATTTAATCATACAAGACTCCGCGATTCAAGGTTTTAATTTTAATATTCCATTAGACAGAGAACTTGTAAAAACATTAGGTTATGTTTACCCAGTAGATAGACAAATAAATACTCCTATTACTGTAGAAGGATCTTTTTCAGCTATTTATAAGAATTTAATCTATTCTGGAGATTTAATATCAAATATAAGGTCAGGATCTAAATATGATATTGTAATTAAAATGAATAAAGACTCCGATACTATTATAAGATACGATATTAGAGGAGCAAAGTTTAAAGACCTTTCTTACGACTCTTCAATCGGTGCGAATGCTGTTTTAGATTTTAGTTTTTATTGTGATATGGACCAAAATTCTTATCCTCATCCTAATGGTTTGTTTATGAGCGGATTATTGAAAGGATTGAATTACACAAACTTTAATACAAATGGGCCGTTATAATTTCCTTAATTACTAATTTTAAGTGTATTTATTATCAACTACAAATTATGAGCCTACAAGGTTTAGAAATTGAAATTATAGAATCAAAGAGGTCTGGGCCTAAAAGCTCTGCTCAGACGCCTTCCAAGCCTTCTGAAAGGCGCAGTGGTTCTGGTAAAAATCCTGCTGGTAGCGCAGGGACAAAGAGCGATAAGGCAATAGAGTTTTCCGCTAAAGTTGTAGAGATGCTTAAAAACAAAGTGAAGGATCACAATGCAAAGCATCCTAGAAAAGTTAATTTAAGTCAGTTAAAGAAAGTGTATCGCAGAGGTGCTGGCGCATTTAGTTCTTCTCATAGACCGGGAATGACTAGAGGAGGATGGGCGGCAGCAAGAGTAAATATGTTTTTAAGAATGATGTCTGGCGGAAAAGTAAAAGACTCATATAGAAAAGCAGATCAAGACGTAGCTAGAGCTTCAGAAATTGATGTCACAGGTTCTTGGGAACCAAATGATAGTGATTTTTCTCAAGCAGATAATGATATTCAAGACTATAATCTTGATTATGATTTCGAAGACGAGAATGACCTATATTTAGATACAGAACAAGAAAAAGCAAACTGGCTAGAATATATTTAACATGAAAACCCAAGAACTCGAAATCGATATCTCCTTTAAGATTATCGCCGCAGACAAAGAAAAGAAAACATTAAATAAGCCATTCAGAACTCCTGATGGGCCTAAAAAGTTTTCTGTTTATGTTAAAAATGAAAAAGGAAATATCGTAAAGGTTAACTTTGGTGACCCAAACATGGAGATCAAGAGAGATGATCCTGCTAGAAGAAAAAGTTATAGAGCTAGACATGGTTGCGATAAGAATCCCGGTCCAAAGTGGAAAGCTAATTATTGGTCTTGCCATCAATGGAGGGCCGGTGCGCCAGTTCAAGGCTCAGAGAATGCTGCTGTAAATTTAGAATCTGAAGCTGGCAAAGGTCTCTGGTATAACATCCAAAAGAAAAAAGAAAGGATGGGTAAAAATTATAAGCCAGCGAAACCCGGAGATAAAGATTATCCAAAGCAGGGTGCCTTAAAAAAAGCTCAAGCAAACGAAGAAGATTGGGATGGCGTTACTTTTTGGAATCAAGATGAATTGCTTAAAATTTGGCCTGAGCTTTCTAAGGCAGATGATATTGCTATTCAAGATGATTCTGAAGAGATGATGTATCATAGTCAAGATGCTGCCGAAATGGCAGTTGGTCAATTTTCTGTTTCAATAGAAAGACTTCAAGAACTAATTAAAGCTATAGAATCAAATTCAGAAATTGCTCTTGAAATATCAGAGCCTTGGGTTAATAATAAAATTGCCTTAATTGAAGATTATATTAATGCTATTTATACTTATCTTATCTACCCAAAAGCAGGATTTTCAAACAAAGCTAGTATTGAAAATGAAGATAATTCTGAAGATGTTGAAGAAGGTCCAGAATCAATCGAAGCTGGTTCTGATTATGCA